ATATGGAATCGAATCTAATGCTAAGGAGGAGGAGATCCCCGCGTGAGCGGGGTCGACGACGACGTACGTCTACTGTCTAGGCTCTTTGTAGTACATGAGCACCTTGACGTTGGTCTCCACTTCGTTGACGTTAGGCAACCCTGTGTCTCCCACCCTTCCGAACCAATATACTAATCCCACTCTCCCATCTGTCGCATTGGGACTCTCTGGATCATCGTAGGTGATCTGTCTGTTCAACTTCGTGTACCCACGGAAAGTGCGAATAGCACGGCTTGAACCCATGTTCCCGCCAGCTGCAGTGTAGCTGTTAGGCGCGAGGATAGTACGCTTGTGCCACAGGATTGTGTAGTCATCAGGATTGATGCAACGAACGTGGTTTTGGAACGTCGTATCTCCAAGAGTAGCGAAGTTAGTCGCTCGCTGGTTCCCGTTAGCCCTAAAAAAGGCTACGGGCGTTACGACGTTGGCGCTCAGGATGTTCTTCGGAGCCACCATGGCTACGTTGAGGTACATAGGTGTTATTCCTTGTTTGTTCCAGAAGATGAGATGATATTTGAATCCGCGGCAGTTAATAACTCCGCGAAGACGGGCGTTGATGTCCGTTCCTTTGTTGATATCTGTGATGTCATGGAAGTTGAGAGCATTTGTTGGCTGCAAAACCGTGTTAACCTCCGCAGTGATGTTGCTTTTGCATAGGTTTCTGTTCAGGTTTGATCCGATAACCCTTCGCCTAGCGACTATGGACCGGGATCTCTTGCTTCGCCATTTCCGTTGGATGGTTGAAGCTGCGCGCGTGCGTCGCGCCGTCGACCAACGACTGCGCACGCGCCTTGGAGAAGGTGTAACGATGTAGGCACGCTTCGGCATAATTAATTTTTGTGTGTGCGATTTTTTTGCCGGGCACGGTCCTGGCACGGTCCGGGCACGCGTCGAGACGCGCCCGGTACTTTTCTTACGTAGCCCTACGTAACATCCGGGTGAGGGGGTATATTATTACCCCCCTCACCTCTTTCCCACCCTCTCATAAAACCAAATGGTTAACCGCGGCCAGAACTGGTGTTTCACAGTGAATAACTATACGGATGTGGAGTTGCTTCATTTGCAACTGTTGGCTGAGGACGCCGCCGTCGCGTACCTTATTGTTGGACGAGAAGTCGCTCCAACCACCGGCACTCCCCATCTACAAGGCTTTATCCGATTTAACTCGCGAATTCGATTTGCCGCTGTGCAAGCACTGCTCCCTGTGTGTCATCTCTCAAGCGCACGAGGAACTCCGGAACAAAACCGGACTTACTGCAGCAAGGGCGGCGATTTTGACGAATGGGGTACTTGTCCGGCTCATCAACCCGGACGTCGATCCGACTTTGAAGTCTACCTTGAATGGCTTCGATCCCTCGATGCGGAGCCCTCTGAGCGAGATCTTATTGAGCGATTCCCCGCACTCTATGGCCGCTACCGAAGCGCCATGCGTCGCATGGCCAGCGAGATCACCCCCCGTCCCGTCCTACGTGCAGGTGAACTACGGCCCTGGCAAACAGCTTTGGTTGAATGGCTCTCTGGAGATGCCGACGACCGGACAGTCCGATTCTTCGTCGACCGAGACGGAGGATTCGGTAAGTCTTGGCTCTGCGGATACGTTCTCTCAACGCTCGATGGAGTCCAGGTACTCGGACCCGGGAAGCGCGACGACCTTGCTCACGCAATCGACGTTCGATCGCGAATCTTTTTGTTCAACATCCCAAGAGGGAACGCAGAGTATCTGAACTATGGCTTGTTGGAGATGATCAAGGACCGCATGGTCTTGTCCCCGAAGTACGAAAGTACGATGAAGATCTTGTTGACTCAACCGCACGTTGTGGTTTTCATGAATGAGGAACCCGATCAGACAAAGATGTCTGCGGATAGGTACGATATAACTCGTTTAAGTTAGGTTAGATATGGAATCGAATCTAATGCTAAGGAGGAGGAGATCCCCGCGTGAGCGGGGTCGACGACGACGTACGTCTACTGTCTAGGCTCTTTGTAGTACATGAG